AAAGTTACATAGTCCGTGTAGCGCGGACACTGTTTTCCCCAAAAAGACAAACATACGTTCGATAAATCAGATGTTAAATTCGCTACCTAAAAGTTGATCTATTCCAATTTGTCAATAGTAAAAATGCACAAAGATCGACTAAATCTTTGTGCATAATGCATATTGATTTTCAAGTTTTCAGACAATTCAACGAGTTTTCAAAGTTGTTCGCACAACAAGAAAAAACAGTGTCCGCGGTAGACGGACACCATTAGTCCGTCTAGCACGAACACTTGTTCGATGTGGATAACTTATTATGAACACAAGTTCTGATTGACAAAATTATCAGCAAAGTATAAAATAAACTATAGATGGTATTAGACCATCAGAAAGAGAGGAAAATTTATGGTAATCAATGTACACGCGGGACATAACCCGCACGGAAAAGTAGCTTGTGGTGCAGTAGGCTTAATTTCTGAATCACTCGAAAACAGGCGTGTAAAAGACTTAGTAATTGATGAACTCCGGCGCATGGGTCACACCGTTTATGACTGCACAGTCGAAAACGGACTTACACAGTCTGATGTGCTAACTAAGATTGTAAAGAAGTCAAATGCGCACACGGTCGATCTTGATTTGTCGATACACTTCAATGCATCAAGCTCTGCGGCGTCTAATGGAGCGGAAGCATGGGTGTATAACGATAAATCAAAAGCCGTGGATAAAGCTAACGACATTTTAAATGCAATCTGTTCGCTTGGCTTTAAGAATCGCGGTGTTAAAAAGTCGGAAAAGTTGTACTTTTTGCGTAAGACGAAAGCTCCCGCCGTCATTATAGAATGTTGCTTTGTAGGCTCTGAAAAAGATGTATCATTATACAACGTTGAGGAAATGGCGGCGGCTATTGTATACGGAATCACTGGTACAAGGTGCATTGGTACAGATGAAACGGAAAAAACATTGCAGAAAGATGAAGAGGACGTTGCAGAAATTATAGGCGTTGGTAAGATTTACCGCGTATGCGTTTTAGACCAAAAAGGCGCTTTTCACAATGCGCAAAATGCTGCAAATTTGAAAGTAGCACTTGAGAAAAGCGGTTACAATGTACTGATAACAGAATCATAAGGAGAAAAAAATGAACAAAAAGAAAATTATTGCAATAGCTAAAAAAGTATGTGAAAAATGGTATGGTGTCCTCGTGGACACCATAGCTATGTATAGTGATGGTTCGAGCGCTATAGTATTTGCCGTCGACACAGAAGTTACAGTACAATTTGTTACAGTAGAGGTAAACAAAAAAGAGAATGTAAACGACATTATAGAGAGAGCAAATACACGCATAGCATTTACTATATGCGCGGAAAGGATAAGGCATGTATAACAAAGACTATCTTTTATCTTTGCGTGGAAAACAGCGGCGTGAGATGTATAAACAGCTTGTACCGCTTGCAAATAAGCAAAAAGCGCGGATTGAAAAAGCGGGCTACAAGAAAGAAAGTGTGCTGAATGTGCTAAGGAAGAGGGATGAATGGAATATAGATAAGTACAATCAGCGCGCTTATCTGAAGCTTGTGCGATTTGTGACAGCAAAAAGTCACACATTGACAGGGATAAAAGAGATAAGGCAAGAGCGAACACAAGCACTTAGAAACTTAGGAATATCAGAAGAGTTGTTAAACGATCAAGATTTCTACGCTTTTTTACACTCTCAAGAGTATAAAAGCTTAAAAATGCGCAATCCATCAGAAGACATTATTGAAATATATGATTTGCTATACAAAGAGGGTAAATCAGCGAACGAAATAAAGTTAGAACTAGAGGAATATAGCTCGGCAATGCATACATATGTAAAAGGTAGAAGCCTATGGTAATACAAACATTTTATACAAAAAACGGGAAAGAATATACAAAAAATGAAACAGTTTATACAGTATACGATTACCCATATAACGTAATAAATTGGAATTATACTACAGTTAGAAAAAAAGGTAAAGGGGCTATAGCTTACATAGATAGACCCGCAACATTTGATATAGAATCTACAACAGTAAACAGTGAAAAGCCTTATGCGTTTATGTATCATTGGCAATTATGTTATAGAGGTAACGTCTGTTTCGGCACAAGGTGGGAAGAATTTACTAAGTTTTTAAGTAAACTAGGAGAGTACCTAGAATTATCAGCTTCAAAACAATTAGTTATTTATGTTCATAATTTAGCTTATGAATTTATGTTTGTAAAGGATTTTTTATATATAGAATCACTTTTTGCGCGTGAATCGCACAAGGTCATTAAATTTAATGCCTGTTTAAAGTCAGATTATTTAAAAACAATAAACAAATTGAATGTTTCACGTGAAACATTTCCGCATTTTGAATTTAGGTGTAGTTATTTTTTATCAAACATGAGTTTATCAAAATTTTGTGAAAACTCAAAATTTTGTGTACATTATAAGCTACAAGATAGATATGATTATAAAAAAGTGCGCACGCCGGATACACCGCAAACTGAAACAGAGTTAGCATATGATTATAACGATGTAAAAGGACTTGAGGAATGTATACTGTCAAAAATGGATGATTACAATGACACACTAGCAACAATACCTCTAACATCGACCGGATACGTGCGCCGTGAAATGCGCAAAGCTTGCAGAGAGGACAAACATTATAGGGAATTATTTGAAAGTCTCATGCCTACGCCGGAAGTATATACATTATTACGAAAAGCTTTTCGCGGCGGAAATACACATGCAAGTAGATACTACGCAGATGCAATAGTTGAGAATGTCTACAGTATGGATAGAGTGTCAAGTTATCCATCATGCATATGCTCGGACTTATACCCTATGACACCGTTTATAGAGTATGTACCAAAAAACTTTACACAATTATTATCTGATTGTAACAAAAAACAAAACGCTATCATTATGCAAGTAACGTTTAAATCTATAACAGTACATGATGATGTGACAGTGCCTTATATTGATTTTGCACACTGTACAGCATTTAGCAAGGAATACATAAACGACAACGGGCGCGTGCTATCGGCTGATTGGGTAACGTATGCATGCACAGAACTAGACTTTATCATTATTTGCAATCAATACCATTTTGAAGACATAGAGTGGCTATGCGGATATATGGCGAAAAAAGATTATTTGCCTGCACCAATAGTTAACACTATGTTAGAGTTTTATGACAAAAAAACTCAACTTAAAGATGTAGTTGGGAAAGAATACGAGTACATGAAAAGCAAAAACAGCTTAAATTCTGTTTTTGGCACGATGGTGACCGATATATGTCATGATGAAGTGGTTTACGATAATGGTGAATGGTCTAAGGTTACGCCGGATTTGATAGAATCAATATTACAATATTCCGCATCAAAAAACTCATTTTTGCTATATCAGTGGGGTGTCTACATTACTGCCAATGCTAGATGGGAACTACAGAAAATGATAGACGCGGTAGGATGGGATTTTGTTTATGCAGACACTGATAGTGTTAAATTTATAAATAAACAACACTTACAAAGTTTTAAAGATCGCAATGAGTATTTATTGACACAACATCAACGTTACAGAAATTATGCAGACCGAAAAAACGATGACGGAACGGTAACTAGATATTACTTGGGCGTATGGGATGATGATGGCTACTATAAAAAGTTTAAAACGCTTGGTGCTAAAAAGTACGCGTATATATCTGATGATAAAGATAAAAAAACAGGAGAAATAAAAAAAGATGTTTTGCATGTAACGGTATCTGGTTTATCAAAGCAAAAAGGTGCGGCAGAGTTAGAGCGCGGAAACGGCATAGCTGATTTTAAAATTGGAAAGCTTTTTACTGATTCTGGACGTACCGTGTCTTATTTTAATGAATCGAACATACATTCGATAACAATAACAGATTATATAGGTAAAGAATCAACATTTACAACAGCGTCAAATATAGCTATAGTAGATACATCTTACACTTTAGGCATTACAGACGAGTATTCAGAAATCATAGGAAAAAATTTTATAGATAATTGCGAATAAATGCTTGACATATAATTATCATAGGTATAATACATAATGTAAGGAAACAAAGTACAAGAAAGTGAGGAAATAAACATGAAAAGGTAAAAAAGAATGGCACAGTTGACACCAAAAAACTACAGATATGTATTAGAAGATTTTGGAATGTGGCGCGATTGCCTATTAAATATCTGGACACAACAAAAGCATACGGCGGATGGAAAATTATTAAAATTCCTGTTGAGTGGAAATAATCATGGAGGTACAATAGTATGAAAATAAGCAAAGAAGAAGCTGTGTATGCAGTGTTGAAAATGGTGGTTGATGATAAAATTAGTTTGCACATGATTTATAACGGACTATGGTTATATAATTTATTAGTAGGACTTGGATTATCAACCCCAGAAGTTATAGATGCTAACCTTGAGATAAAAGAAACAATTCTAAATTGTTTAAAAGAAAATTTAAAAATTTAGAAAAAACTTCTTGACATTTCCGGCAATAAGCGTATAATAGATAATGTAAGGAACATATAAACAACGCAACAAAACAGAAAGTGAGGAAACACAATGACAAAGAAAGAAAAAGAAATTTACGATTTTACAAAAAGACACATGAAAGAAAATAATTTAAGCCCTTTTGGTGGGTCAATATTTTTCTATATTGGCGGCGCATTTCCTGACGCTAAAATGGAAAATGTATTGAATGTTGTTAATCAGTTAATAGATGATAGTATTGCATTGAATAAATCGAGATTAGCAAGTTTCATGGGATTTTAAGAAAGTGGGAAACAACATGACAGTATCAGAACTTTACAACGCCAATGACACGTGGATAGGGGATGAAAAAATCTGTATATTCAATTCACACGGAAAATGCATTGAATTAAGTGAAGAGCTTATAACATTAGTAGTAAAATACGCAAAATCAGAAGTAAAACATTTCGCTAGTAATTATATAATTTTAGCTTGACAAAATAGACCAAACATGATATTATAATCATGTAAGAAAAACAAACAACAAAGCGCAAGAAAGCGAGGAAGTACAATGGTAAGAATATCAACAGAAACCCAGTACAAGCTTACACAAGCAGTCGAAAAAGCGAAACGCAATACACAAATTCAACTCACACATATTACTTAGATAAGATTTATACATCATTTCCAGAACCAGAAACGGAAGTATACGATGTTATCAGAGTTACAAGAAGAGCGAACAAAGATCTTGGACGCTTAGTAGAAGTGGAAGAAGTTGGATATATCAATTTCTATGTAGACAGGGAATTTCATAGAACCCAATTTTTCAGATAAAGCCGAAACGGGAGAGCCGCTCTCCCGTCACTGGAAAGATAGCTACTTACAGTCTGACGATGGCAAGCTATAACAAGCTACGCAGTTTCGCTACATTATTTAAAGAAAGAGAGGAAACAAAAATGGAAAAGGTAATTTCCAGAACTATCCCAAGAAAAGTATTATACCAGATTATGACGGTGTCGGCGGAAGACGGCATTAAAATGGGAGATATTGTAGAATGGGATCATAAGATTACCACAGTGGCGGAGAGAGACGAGATTTTAAAGTCTTTCGGTATTGCAAAGGGTAATCTGATCGAGGTTGGCCGGAAAGAGGAAACCAGATTTATGCCATTGTCCACGTTCATTGAGAACTCAATGACAGCAGAAGAGTATGATGCCTACAAAGCGTCAAAGAAGTAGAGATCACAGCAAGCAACACTTTAAAATGTTTCACGTGAAACATGCTTGCGCAATTATTCAAATCAAATCCAATTAGAGAACAGGAGAAAAAGATATGTTATACGCAACAGGTAAGGTTTATTCCACATTTTCAAACGATGGCAAGTTTTCCATCATGGTAGAGATCACAGATGAAGCCGCGGCGGAGTTGATCGAAAAAGCTTCTCTCAATACCGAAATTGACTGCCCTATTAAGACATCAGATGACGGCACAAAGCTTGTAAAGGCACATACCCAGTTCGACTTTCCCGTTTATCTTAACGGTGTTGAGCAGAACCCGGACGACGAAACAGCAATTAAGGCGGAAGAGATCGGCGCTGATTCAGAGGTAGAAATTGCGTTTAAGGTTGTTGAGGGTAAGTACAAGGGCAAGAAATACCAGAGCGCATACCTCAAAGGCATTGACATTTCAAAGCTTGTTCTGGCAGAGCCGTACAATCCGTTTAATCGGTAAGATCTCCGTGCAATGCCATTCACGGCATTGCACGGCGTAAGAATGGCATTTATGGCATGTACGGCAAAACCGGCATGGAGCGGCATGGCTTGCCATACATGGCATAAAACAACAATTTATGCGGTACTATTGCATAGACTTCAATTACGAAATTCCTCCTAATCCTTACAAAAAATGTCCTAAGTCCGCGTAATTGTAGTCTATGGAGTAGTACCGGATTGGTTTTTTGTGGGCGTAAACCGACGGGAAAAACCGTGCCCCGCGCCGTGGTTGGTGCGAGCCGATACCGCGAAACTCTAAAACTATTAACGCGGCGGTAATTCTGTTAATTGCTACCGCCGCAGAAAAGAGGAGAAAATGAGTATTGTAATTGTATTGCTGTTTATTGTGCTTGATTTTATCACGGGAATTGTTATGGCAATTAAAAACAGTAATTTTAACAGCTCGATCATGCGAGATGGACTTTTTAACAAGTTCGGCGAGATCGTCATTGTGGCTGTTGGGTTTTTGATTGACTACGGACAGAGTTTTCTTGATATGGGCTTTAGCGTTCCGGTGCTTGAGAGTATTTGTGTATATATTATTTTGATGGAAATCGGCAGTATTTTGGAAAATGTCAGCCGGATAAATAAAAGCTTAGTGCCAGAAAAGATAAGAGAGATCTTGGAGAAAGCGCCTAAGAAATAAGAAATGTTTCACGTGAAACATTATTGGCGCGTAGTTCAGAGGGAGAACAGTAGATTTGATTCTATAGTCACGGGTTCAATTCCCGTCGCGCTAGTTTGGGGAGGAAACGTAATGTCTTTTTATAGTCTTGATAGTATAAAAAAAATAAAAGACTTAGATAATGATGAACCAATTTTGAGAATGATTATTGGAAACCGTAGCGCCGGAAAGACAACGGCACTTTTAATTGAAAGTTTGAAAAATGTACAGAATGATAAACAGGTTGTCTTTTTGTATCGGACACAGGACGAAATTTCGAGCAGTGGAAAGATGTATGAAGATGTACTGGATATTTACCCAGAGTATGGAAAAGTTGTGACTAATAAAAGCATTGTAAAAGGGCTAATCAGTGCAATGATGTTACATGATAAAGATGATAATGCTAAATTACTTGGATATGCGGTATATTTCAACAATACTGATAAACTTAAAAAATATAGCCCAATGTTTAAAGACGTTGCTATGATTGTTTTTGATGAATTTGTACTTGAAAACAATGGCTATTTAAAAAATGAAATAACAAAATTTGAGAGTACGTTGAGAACGATCTGTAGAGGTAAAGGGAAACAGGTACGAGAAGTACCAACTTATTTAATGGCGAATTATGTAACGCTTTTGAATCCGTATTTTATTTATTTTGGCATACACAAAAGACTACGGGATAACACTAATTTTTTGCGGGGGCATGGATGGGTTGCACAATTTGTTATTAACAAGGACGCGCAAAACGCCATGAATGAAAGCAAATTTGCAAAGGTGTTTAAAAATAGCCAGTATCAGAAAAGTAGCGCGGATGGCGTGTATCTATGTGATGCAAGCGCTTTTGTGGAAAGTGTTAGCGGAAACAGCCGTTATATATTTACGCTCGTTTGCGGGAAAGATAGTTATGCAGTCAGAGAGTACCCAGAAAAAGGTATTGTGTATATTGACAGGACTGTTGACCAGAGTTGTAAATATCGCTTTACGTTTGACGCGAGCAGTCATAACGCCGATACTTTGATGTTGAGTAGCCAAAGTTTTATTTATGATTATCTTAAACGGTCTTATGACTTGGGATTGTTAAGATTTAAAGATCTGAAATGTAAAGATATTGTGCTTGATATACTTAGTGTGAGGTTGATGTGATGGGTAGACGATCTGATTATCGTGATTATGGTTACACTAGAGCAGTTTGGAACGGCTTATATAATTTAATCAACAACGAAATAGGCTTATCCGCGTTGCTTGGTAACTTATGGCCGGAGAGTGGAATTGTGCCTTATAGGTGCGAAAACGATAATAATAGTACAAATTTTTTTAACCGCAGTCGCATTTATACCAGTAATGTAGATAACGGTACTATAACTAGAGATCAATTTATTAATAGCGGATTAGATGGAGATAGAGACCACAAAGGATATGGTTTAGCGCAATGGACGTTTCCATCTCGAAAAGCAGGATATTATGACGCATGGAAAAGTGGCGGATATAGCAGTATCGGAAGTATTGAGTTGGCTGTCTATTACTTGGCATATGAGTTGCAGACCTCTTACGCGAGTACACTTGAGGTTTTGCGCAATGCTACAGATATGCGTACAGCGAGCACATATGTGCTTAAAAATTTTGAAAATCCAACCTTGCAAGGAGAGGACGTGCAAGAATACCGCTTTAATTGTAGCATGGACGTATTTGATGATATGCACGGTAATTTGCCGCCAGAAATAAAAGTGTTGACAATCGACCCGATTAGTAGTAGTATAATAGATGGAGGAAGCGTTAGAATTACCGTCAACGCTAACTCTGAATGGACTTATAATCTCGGTCAATATTTAACAGCAACAAAAGAAGATAATGCTTTGATTGTTAGCGGCAATGCAAACGGTGCGCAAGTTACAAGTGTTGTAAACTTTTGGTTAGTTGATGATCGGAGCGTTACAGCACAATGCCAGATTGGTATAAACAGACCCGCGCCGCCAGCGCCGGAGATTAACATTACACCCTATAGTCAGAGAACAAACGTTGGCACTGTTGTGAGGTTTAATGTACGATCTAATTATGACTGGGGTGTTAATGTGCCGAACGGTGCAGAACTTGTTAAAAAAGAAAGAGGTTATTGCTATATCAAAGTAAACGTTACAGCATTGCGACGTGTAATTATTCGTTTTTTTGTATTAAGTGATACAAATATTTACCAAGATTGTACAATCAATATATCTGGTGTAGCGCCTATTCCAAGCGCTAGAAAAACACCATTTATATATTATTTAAAACCATTTTTAGGGAAAGGTAGGTAGAAGAATGACAGCAGACGAAGCTTTAAAAGCGATCTTGGGAAAGATCGAAGCGCCGGAAGAATTGGACGAAGAAATCAATGTGATTACAGAATCTATCAGAAGCGGCGCAAATGTAACAGACGACGGCTACAAAGAACGCTATGAGGGCTTGCGCGAAAAGTACATTGCGCGGTTTGGCGAAATGTTGGCGGGACAGGAAACACCGAAAGCAGACATCGAAGAGCCAAAAGCAGATGTTGGCGTGGTAGAAAATCTAACGCCGGAAATGCTTGACTTTGACGGCAGTACAGAATAAGAAAGGAGAAAAAAATGGGTAACAAAATTCCGGCTACTAACGTAGCCATTTTAAACGCAGTAAGATCTATGCAGAGTTTGGAATATCAGAACAGGATACCGGAAGCAACAGCGGAGAACATCTCGAGCATTTACGAGAGTTTGCTTAATATCGTTCCGCTTAGAAATGCGTTTGCTAACGCTTTAGTCGAGCAGATCATGGAGCAGAGAATTGAAACCGTATTTTTTGAGAATCCGCTCGGAGTGCTTAAGAGAGACCCTATGCGGTACGGCGGCACAGAAGAAGAAATTTTTATCAATATGGCAAAAGGTAAGCAGTTTAATCAGTTTGCAACCGTTGCAGAACTGTACGCCTACTATCAGTCAAGCGTTATGGCGGCTTATCACAAGATCACGCCCGCTATCCAGTACGCGGTTACAGTTACATTTGATAACTTGCGTACAGCATTTAGATCAGAGTATGGTGTGCGAGATCTGATTAACGCAAAAGTACAATCACTTTTTGCGGCGGCGAACTGGGATGAATATTTATGCATGAAACGGTTAATCGAGAGTGCGAGCGCGTCAGATCAGCTTTACGCGGTTAATGTTGCAGACCCTACAGCGAGCGCAGAAAACGCTAAAAAACTGACAAAGCTTGTAAAAACTTACATCGGACAGATGAAATTTCCCCATCCAGAGTACAACATTGCCGGAGCAGACAGTTGCGCAAACGATCAGACGATCTTTTACATCACTACGCCGGAGATCGACGCGGAGTTAGACGTTGAGGTACTTGCTACAGCTTTTAACATGAGTAAGGTTGACATTACTGTTCGCAAGATCATCATTGACAAGTTTGACGACCCGAATATTAAGCTTGCGTTATTCGATATGCGATTCTTCAACGTACGCGAGAACTTCCGGACACTGACGGATTCGAGAAATGGTGCGGCTTTGACTTGGAATTACTTTTACACAATGAGCGAAATGTTTTCCTATTCTCCGTTTTTCCCATGCATTGTTTTTACTACGGACACTGTCGGTCTTACAACCGTAAGCGTTACGGACACTGCCGGAAACGTGGGAACAGACGTGGAGATCACAGCATTAGTAACCGGAGACAGCCAGTACACGCCGCAGATGCTCGATTTTGATGTTGAGGGTGCGACGAGCCAGTATACAAGTTTTATTCCGGGGTCTAATATCTTGCATATTGCAAATGACGAAAAAGCGGCAACGCTTACCGTTAAAGCGACATCAAGATATAATAGCGCGATCAGCGGAACAGGTACTGTTACAGTCAATCAGTAAATGTTTTCACTCGAAACATTGATTTGAGGGGAGCACAATGCTCCCCTAGAAATGAGGTTAGCATGGAAAATATGATTCCAATGCCAATGCAAAAAAATGTAGATGGAATTGCACCTATTGCACAAGTGAGGATATGCCGCGGTATTCCGTGGGATTCTTCTTATAATCATGTACGACTTTTTAACAGCCGAGAAGAACTTTTCGCATATGTTGATAGCAAGGCAATATATAGCACTGACAATGCCGCGCCAGTTAAAAGAGGTTATGCGGACTTTGCCGCGCCTGTCAATGAGTTGTACGCAGACAGCGCTAACTATATCGCATTTAAAAATGTAGGATATATGGATGACTGGGCATATGGCTTTATAACAAATGTCGAACCAATGTCTGTTAATTCATGCCGCGTGCATTTTATTATGGACGTATGGACAAATTGCCAATTTGATATGGTGCTTAATAAGTGTTATATAGAGCGGCAAATTGTGAAAAAGTCTGATGATGTTATAGGCAAGTACACTTTCCCAGAGGGCTTAGAAACGGGCGAATATATTGTTAAACAGGAGACAGAACAGAATTATGACGCACCGGAACTAAGTGATCGAAACATTATGAGCGTTGTTATCCCTAGCGCTTTTGACGAGAGCGGAAATTTTAACGGCGGAGAATTTAGAGACGGTGTGTATACTGCTATCACTTTTAACGTTTTCGATAATGGAGACGGTGTGAACGAATTTCTAATTGCGGCAAACGCTAACGGTACGATTGACGGAATTTTGAACGCGTTCATGATGCCTACAAGCTTTATTGCCGAGGAAACGCAATTCAAGCAATTAAATTTGCCTAAAAAATACGACAATATTGATGGATATGTACCAAAAAACAAAAAGTTATTTTGCTATCCTTATAATTTTTTATACGGAAATAACAATAACGGTACGGGTATCGAATACAAATATGAATACTTTTCCAGTAATGCTTGTAGTTTTACCTACACAGTAGCAATGACACCTAACCCGTTATTAGTATCTTATCCAATCCAGTATAAGGGTTTTGCACAGGATTATGCTGATATGCTTACTTTTTCGGATTATCCGAAATGTGCAATTATGACTGACGCATACAAAGCATATATTGCACAGATGACAAGCACAGCCGGAGCTAGTGCCTTAATGAGTAGCATTGTATCGCATGGTGTTGATACTGCCGCCGGAGTTTTTAGCGGAGTGGGAAAAGCATTATCCGGTGCGGGGTTTGGATTTTTAGGTGCGGCGGCAAGTGGAGCGGGAAGCGCCATAGCAACAGGAAGGCAAGCCGCGAGTGATGCTTTTAAGTCTAGCCCACTTGCGACACTTAGTAGCACTGATTGGTCGGAAGTCATTGGAAACGGTATAAAATCGGTAGTTAATCATTTTTTGCAACCGAGTGGAAACGTCACAACTGCTAGCGGTAATGCTAGTAAGATTATTGGAAACGACCACATTAGTTACTATCCTATGCAAATTCGTGCAGAGTATGCGCGCAAAATTGACGACTATTTTACAATGTTTGGGTACAAGATTGGAGAGATCGGACAACCCGCAATCAACAATAGATCGGCATGGGATTTTGTCAAAACACGTAATTGCACGATCAGCGGTAACATTGACCTTGATTACCTTGTTGTTTTACGATCAATATTTGATCGCGGTGTGACAATATGGCACACCAACGACATTGGAAACTATGGCTTGTCGAATAATTAAGAAGGAGTGTAAAGAATGAAAAATCAATCGAAAGACGCAGAATATTTCAGCGTGCCGCAGTATCGCAATTATTATATACGATATTTTAATATGCTACACGAAATGATTGTGAACCGCTTTGAGTGGCTAGGACTGCCGGACGAAATTCCGCCGAGAGTAATCGAAGATTATCTTTTTTGGTGGGGGCAAGCAGTGTTTTTTGAGGATGATGTGCTTGAAAAATATGCTGTTATGAAAACCAATATGGGCGGAACTGTAGATATTTACGGCGTACCGAACATGCGTTTTGCATATGCGCAACAGTATTTTAAAACTCTTAATAAAGCAAACAGCGTTATTGTTTGGGATAGTGCCATTGGTTATCCTAGCGTAGATTATGTACAGATGTATGCGGAGAGTTTGGCTAATATGAGAATGACAAGAAATTTAAACATTTACGCACAAAGAACACCTGTTATTATTGCAGGTAGCGATAACCAGAGATTAAGCACAAAAAACCTTTTTAAACAGTATAATGACTTTGTACCTTTTATTTCTGTCAGAGACGGCGTAAGCAACATTGACAATATAAAAGTGCTCAACCTAAACCCACCGAACGTTTTCGGCGACATAACAACAGCAATGCGGCAAGAAATTGCTGACTTTTGCATACAGTTTGGTATAAATAACATTGACGGCACAAAAAAAGAGCGTTTAATTACGAGCGAAATTGAACAAGATGCAGATTTGACGCTCATTAACCGCCAATCATTTCTCGGAGTGCGCAAGCGTGCTTGTGAACAGATTAACCGCCTTTTTGGGCTTAGTGTTGATGTGCGCTACATCGGCAGCGGACTTGGCGTTGAGAGAAAAGAAAACCTTGAGAGAGGGGGCGGAGAAAATGGCGACATATACAACCAGAATTAGAGACTACATTGAAAGCTTTACGGACTGGAAAGACATAAACGCTACTACTTATGACAAGATCGAAAAAGGTATACCAAAGCTTTTTGACTTTACGTTCCCGTGGTACAATGATGACGAATCCAGTAAAACAGAGTTTGAACGTATGTTTGTAATACACTTTTACATGTGTGAGATCGGTTTTGAAACGATTGGTCTTTTTAAGCTTAAACTTAATGATACATTAAGGCGCAACATGCCTAGATACAAAGCAATGTATGACAGTAATTTAAGCGTGGCGCAAATTTTAGAAAATACAAATATGACGTTTGACGATACTGACACAAGCAACGGAAACAACACGTCAGAAGCAGACAGAACCATGAACGACACTAACAATAGTAGCGCTAATGATCAACGTATTAACAGTGATAACCCACAAGTTAATTTTTCCGGTGCGGACTATGCGTCCGGCATGACTAGAGGTCAAAGCACAGGAGAGGACAGCCGTGCAGTTAGTGAGAAAAACACAGGTAAGAGTAATACATCAGTTGTAGACACTAGCCATCGGACAGAAAAAGGATGGCGTGGCAGTAAAATGAACGAACTTATTATGTACCGCGAGCACATTGTAAACGTTAATAATGCGATTATTGCAGATTGTGAGGAATTGTTTATGTCAATTTTTGATGATTTTTCCGAGCATGGCAATGATTTTAATATGGCGGCATACGGAAACCGCGGAAACTTAGGCTTATCTATTGATTGGATGCGATAGAAAGGAGAAAGAAATGGCGAACAAAATTAACCCGTTTGACCCTAACGTTAATTCCGGTCTGTACAACGTACACTTTCCTAACTTTGCGTTTTGGTTGCAAAAAACTCAACCACTTGTTTATGATGATGCGCTCTCGTATTATGAGGTATTATGCCGGATTAGCGCAATGCTTAATCAGCTTATTAAACAGGTAAACGATCTTACAGACGCACAAAAGCAATTTATTAAAGACGCAACAGACCTTTTAAACAAGATTATAAACGAATGGAACTCTATTGTCGATCAATGGAATAACATTGTGACAGAATGGAACTCTATTGTCGATCAATGGAATAACATTGTGACAGAATGGAATGGCATGAAAACCACGTGGGCGCAATGGTCTGCTACTTGGGCGCAGTGGGTGTCTACTTTTTCGCAGTGGACGGAAACTTTTAACAACATGGTGCAAAATAACAACCAGTTCCAAACAGATATTACAAATCAGTTCAACTCATATAAAGAAGAAATTAACAATATTATCAGCAACTTTGAGAATGAAGTGAATGAAAAAATCAAAGATTTTGTAACCGTAGGAATTTTGGAGCACGTTGTAACTTACGGCGGAATCTGGGAACAAGTTGTGACGTTAGAGCCAGGTGCAAGCACGAGAATCTTACTTCCGGAAAGTATGCAGAAAGATGGATTGTATTTTCTTGCTAATGCAAGTATTGACTGCGAAGGTATCATTGTTAATGTTGACAAATGGACAGTTGTTGCTTACAATGCAAGCTCGCAAACGAGAAACCCAAACTTACAGGTGTATGCGCTTGGAGAGTTTGGCGTATTAAGTCAACAGGGAGGGATGTAAAAATGTATAAAAGAGATTATCACCCAGACGAAAATTTAATTTTTGAGACAGAACACTATAAGTTTCCGGTGTCCAAGAGTACCACGGAAGACCCCGATCTTGCAAAGACTGTAAAAATCGACGAAGCGCTCTACAATGAAGCAAAAATAAGATTAAACGAAGACACAAAACTAAACAAAAAAATTGATGATGAAACCAAAAACAGAGAAAACGCTGACCAGTCGTTGGAATCAGAAATCTATAAAATAACGCCAAGTATCAAATTTTTGCGTTTTGGTAGAGATGATTTTGCCGTATTAACCGGTTCTCCGGTAAATGTAGAAGTTTTTATAACAATGCTAAAGATAAATGATATTATTATTATGTTTCATAGAGTTGTATTTACTGGGAATGCTCCAAGTAATTTTATTTCTTACACTGCACAACTAGATCTGACAAAAGTAATACCGAGCGGCTACAAGGTAAGCAATTTTAGTATATGGCAATCTTTAATACACAAAGACGATAACATTTTAGCTATTCGTAGCAATGATATACAAATTATAAACAAAAATAAATATCTGTACTACCAAACGCAAGAACCTACTGGATGCGTTTTTTGCGGTACTACAATTTGCATGTTATCGGAATAAGTTATCCACATCGAACAAGTGTTCGTGCTAGACGGACTAATGGTGTCCGTCTACCGCGGACACTGTTTTTTC